AATACAATAGGTTTTCAATCAACCTTTGGTGTTCCGTTATTTGAAACATTTGTTATCCCTTTTGTTGTAGAAGAAAAAACAGATATTGAATTAAGAGCGAAGGCAGATGCAACAACTGCTGTATCTGGGTCACTTGCTTTATTCCTTGAAGATTACGATTAATGGTTAGAAGAAAACCATTATCAGCAACAACAGTAGCAACATTAAAAGCAAAAGCAAAGAAGTCTAAATTATTCACCTTTACTGATTTAAAGGCATCCTATCGCAGAGGACAAGGTGCTTATCTTTCTAGCGGATCAAGACCAAGAATAGGAATGCAACAGTGGGCAATGGCTAGAGTTAATAAATTAATAAGCAGGGGGAGGTCATCAACGTATGACAAAGATATCGTCAAAAGAGCATCCAAAAGGAAAAGTCGTAAATAGTATAGATTTTTGCGGTTGGAGTCATGCCAAACGCAATAAAGACCAGAAATGTTATTGTGGTCAATACGCATCTATCGGTTTTAATTTTAAATTCGGTATGTTAGAACTATTATGTTTTAAACATTATCAAGAAAGGTTGAAATCATGCCACAAGGAAAAGGAACATACGGAAGCAAAGTCGGAAGACCAAAGAAATCAGTTAAATCTTCTATGAAGAAAAAAAAGAAGAAAAAGTAATGCCTCTTATAAAGGGATATTCGGCCAGATCAATTAGCAAGAACATTCGCACAGAATTAAGAGCGGGAAAACCAAGAAAACAAGCGATTGCTATTGCTTTGGCCACTGCAAGAAAAGTTAAAAAGAAACGCAAAAAGAAGAAGTGATTATTTCCCACAGTCATAAATTTGCTTTTATTCATACCCCTAAAACATCTGGATCTAGTATTGGATTTATTCTCAATCAATATTCCAAGAATCTCGCACTCCCCGATAATATAGATATTGATACATGGGGTTGGCAAATCCCCTTACATGAAAGAGGGATGCACCAACCTTATTATCTCGTAAAAGATTATATTCCAGATGACTATTTCGTCTTTGCATTTGTCCGCAATCCCTTTGATTTATTGGTTAGCGGATTCAGACATAAAATTAAAAAAGGATTTGATTTATTTATTAAGCATGAGATGTCCGTAAAACCGAGATTGTTCTATAAATGGACGCAATGGGAATATCTATCTCTTAATGAAAAGATTGAATTAGATTATGTGGGCAAGTTTGAGAGTATAGAAGAGGATTTCAACAAGATAGCAGAGAAGATTGGCATTGAAGAAAGATACAAGGACATACCCTTAAAAAATGTCACTAATCATAACAAAGAAGGATATAGAGAATATTATTCAGATGATACAAGTCAAGATGACCACGATATCTGGATCAATAATTTATCAGAGGCGTGCTTGAATAAAGAGAATTTAGATATCTCAAAGCATAGCAAATATATTGTAAGATTATGCGGTGAAGATTTTGGGGTAAGAATGCAACATTATCCAGAATATATGAAAGAATATACTTATGAATGGGATCTGCGAGATTATCAAGTGATGTGCCAAGAAACGAAGATGACATTCCCCACCGCAGGTTTTGTTTCTATCTATTGGGCAATCAATAACCTAGATAATAAAATCTATATAGATGAGTTTGATTTCTTTATTACTCCGAATAGATATACAAAAAGAGAATTTAGACACAAAGAATATTGGGGAGCAAGGCATAATCCCTTTAAAGAAAAACAAATCATTCAACAATATATTGAAGATGATTTGATAGAATGGTATCAAGACTAATGGCTAAATACCGAGGCAGAGATGTCAAATTAAATAAACCTTTTAGAACGCCTAGCAAATCAAAGAAGTTCGGAGTCTATGTTAAAGACAGATCCACAGGCAATGTGAAAGTCGTGAGATTTGGTGATCCTAACATGAGAATCAAGAAAAACATTCCCGCTAGACAGAGGTCATTTCTGGCCAGAATGGGCGGAGTTTTAAAGCAAGTAAAAGGGCAAAAAACATTGTCTCCCGCTTATTGGTCAATCCGTGCTTGGAAAAAAAATTTCCCTTTATAGTTGATTTTTTTATAAAAATTTTATAAAATAACTTACGTAAGAAAGAGAGAAAACAAACAATGACTACATACTATCAAGAATTAGAACTAGAAAGAATCGCAGACGAAATCGCTGAAAATACCGATAGAAATTATCATACTGAAAATGCAATATATATCGCTGAAATTTTTGGTGATGAGCATGACAAAATGGCAGACGCATTTGAAAAATCATTTGAACAATTTGCAAATAAGAAACAATCAACCATAAACAAATTAATTGATTCTCATGAAGAACGAATCATAGGTTCATTAAAAGCATTAGAGGACAATATTATCAGTGAATTAACTAATTTAACTGACGGCGGAGTTAAATTATCTACGCAATTAGCGATCCAATTAAGACCCAATCTTAAAAGATTAATTGAAGAGAATTATTTAAAAGAAGCGGACTCCATCATTAGTGAATATGATGAAGTAATAAAAGAATACCAAGATTTTATTCAAAGAGTGCCAATTCCTGCGAGATTCAAAACATTAACTAAACCCGATCTAAAAGTAATCAATGATTTAAAATTTTTATCCTTTAGCGGATTTGAAGATATAGCGAATAGATTTTTAGATACCATTGCGACAGAGGTTTATCAATCGGCCGTCATTGGGAAACCTTTTAATGATATGGTCAAGAGCATTAGAGGTCAAATCAACGGAGTCTTTCAAAGAAGCAGTGAAGACGCAATCAATCGTCTAGTCAGCTATATTGAAAAGAATAGATATTCCGCAAGTGCCGAAATTATAGCTAGAGTAAAGAAAGCAAGAGAGATTCTTCATACCAAATATGCAAGTGATATTGTGGGGAATAATATGCGGAAATATTCTTCTCAAATCGCTCATGATTCTTTAATGCAATTTGATGCCCAATTTACAAAATATAAAGGTGATGAGGCGGGAATTAATACCTATAAATATACCGGAACGAATATCACCACCACTAGAGATTTTTGTAGAAGAAATCTGAATAAAATATTTACAGAGCAAGAAGCAAGGGATTTGTGGAACAGATCCTCTTGGTCGGGAAAGTCTGGAACTGACCCTTTTATCAATAGAGGCGGTTATAGATGCCGACATTCCTTTATCCCATTTGATCCAGAGTGGGAAGAATTACTTGAACAATAAATAAATTTCTTATAAAGATTAAAATAACACAATCTTAAGGAGTGTAATTATGACTGACGAACAGGGTCAAGTGAACGAAACACTTGAAACAAAAAATGAACAAGAGGAATCAACACAAGAAACAAAACAGGAAAGCAAAGGATATTCGCAAGAAGAAATTGAGAATATCGTAAAAACACGTTTAGCAAGAGAGCGTGCCAAGATTTATAAAGAATTAGGCACAGAAAATCTTGATGAAGTGAAATCTTTAATGCAAGAAAAAGAACGTCTTGCTTTAGAAGATAAAAAGAAACGTGGTGAGTTTGAGGATATCTTAAAAGATCAAGCATCCAAGTATCAACAAGAGATACAGAAATTACAAGGTGATTTAAAAAACATCAAAGTAAATGATGCTCTATTATCTTCCGCATCTAAGAATAAAGCAATCAATCCGCAACAAGTGGTAGAATTGCTCAAAGGAAAAGTGCAACTAAATGATGAAGGTCAAGTAGAAGTACTTGCGGAAAACGGATCACCAAGATATAACAAAGATGGAAATTTATATTCTGTTGAAGAGTATGTTTCTGAGTTTTTGACACAGAACCCTCACTTTCAATTAGCTACCCCATCTGGTAGTGGAAGCAGAGGCAACGTGGGTAAGGTAGACGCCCAACCTTTTAATCTGGCGGACTTGGACTTAAATAATCCAGAGGATAAAAAACGATACCAAGAATATCGTAAATCCAAACAAGGATTCAATTTAAGACCACAAATAATAACTAATAACTAATATGAAAAGGAGTATGCCCAATGGCTAACGAAACAACATCAAGTAGTATTAGTGAACTATATACTGAGATTATACAGGAAGCGATTTTCACTTTCCAAGAAACCTCAGTTATGCGTCCGCTAGTAACTACTTACAACATCACAGGACAAGGCAAACAAGTAGCCGTTCCTATTTTCCCAACTGTATCTGCATCAGCAGTAGCAGAGGGATCAGACCTTGCTAACACAGAGGTAAACCCAACTGAAAAGACAATTACTGCTTCAGAGGTTGGTGTAATGACAACTCTTACTGACTTAGCAAGAGAATCATCATCTCGTCCAATCGCTCAAGATATCGGAAGAGTATTCGGTGAAGCAATTGCAAAGAAAGTAGATACAGACTTAGCAGGATTATTTCCATCATTCGCAACAGCTAATGATTTAGGTGCTGCGGGTACTGAACTTACTGCTGACTTGCTTTTAATACGCAGTATTCCACCCAAAAGCAGTTTTCAATCTAAAGAAAACTCTTACTCAAGCGGGTTATTCTGGAACTGCAACTGCATTATCATCTGTTGGTGAAAATGTTTATGGTTCTGGTTTTGTTGGAAACATCTTCGGTATTGACGTATATGAGAACGCCAATCTATCTGTATCATCAGCAGGTGATTGTGTTGGTGGTGTATTTCACCCAATCTCTTTAGGTCTAGCAATGAAGATGGACTTCAAATTAGAAACACAAAGAGACGCTTCACTTCGTGCAACAGAAATGATACTCAATTACAATTTGCTGAAGATGATGTTATTCGTCAAATCAGAGAAGAATGGTGGGAGCGGTATAGACATACTGTCCGCTATAAAGATATAACTAAAGTCACCACTATTGAAATGAATGAAAGTTTACTTACTGCCTCTCAATGGAAGAGAGCAGTTCTTTATAAAGCATTATCCGATTATATTTACCCTATCCTTACTAAATGGAAAGACCCGCAAGGCGGAGACGGAGCAGATGCTTTTCAAGTTCAAATGGCACATTATAGACAGAGATATGCGGAAGAATTCCAAGCGTGCCTTCGTGACGGGGTAGAGTATGACGAAAATAATTCTGGCGGTATATCCGTTGATGAGAAGGAACCTATCCATCACCTAAGATTGGTCAGATGACCAAAGTTGAAAACAATTTCAACAATATCCTAAAAGATATTAAAAAAAAATTATCCACAAAATCTGTTAAGAGAAGAGCATTATCAAGATTGGCTAATTTTGAAATAGCCAAGATCAAAGATAGAACTCAGAATAAAGGCAAAGACTATAAAGGCAATCCATTTACCCCATATTCTAAAAGTTATTCCAGAGCGAGTGTTAAAGAAAGCGGGCATGTAGATTTAACAGATACTCAACAAATGTTCAGTGCATTGACTTACAAAATGACGAACAAATCTGCAAATTTGTTTTTCAGCAGACGAACAGAAAATGAAAAAGCATATTTTCATGATGTAGCGGGAGTGGGAAAGAAGAAAGTAAAGAGAAAGTTTTTTAGATTGTCAGAAAAAGAAAAAGATTTATTATCAAGCGTATTTATGAAGGAATATGCAAAGAGCGTTAAATTAAATTTAAAATGAGTATAAGAGAAAATATAGCATCTAATCTAAAAACCACATTAGAAGGGATTTCTTCGCCGATTACCTTCGTTAAAGTATCAAGAATGCCATTTGATCCGGAAGATATGGCCGATACTCAATTCCCTTGCATTTATATTCAAACTGCTGATGAAACGAGAGAAGATTTTGCTTTGGGTGATTATTCCGCAGGAAAGAGAAGCGGAACAATAGATTATGTTCTTGTTGGATATGTCAAAGGTGCTGATTCCAATATAGATACTTTGAGAAATCAATTGATTGAGGTTGTTGAAGAAACTTTGGATTTAGATAGAACTAGAGGCGGATATGCCAAAGAAACAAAGATTATTAATATTGATACAGATGCAGGTAGATTTTATCCTTTTGGCGAATGCGTTATTACTGTAAGAATATTTTATGAATTTACGAGAGGTACTGCATAATGGCTAAACGAATCAGAATCTTTATGCCAGATGGATTATCAACAATTTCTATTTGGGATAATGAACTAGACAAGTTTCTTGATAATGGATATAAAC